GACCAGATGATCCATGAGTTTGGACGTTGGATGCACATCAGCTTTGCTCCTGAAATGCGCCAGCAAGAACTGACCATCTTCAAACCTGAAGGTAAATACAAACTTGGCATCTTAACAGAAGCCGAATATCACAAAGCGTAAGGATTTAAATGTCTACATCGGGAACAACTACATGGAAGCTTCAACGTGACGCCATCATCAGTGCTGCTCTTCGCAAGCTTGCTGTGTTGTCTGGTGGAAGCACACCAACTACTGCGCAAGTGACTGAAGCAGCGGAAGCCCTTAACGCAATGATTAAGGGTTTCCAAGCAGATGGTATGCCCGTCTGGGCTATGAAGAGTTATACCTTCTCTACCATTGTGGGACAAGCTGCTTATCAAATTGGCAACAGCCAAGCTTTAAATACTCCCATGCCCTTGAAAGTTGTTCAGGCATGGCGTAGTGACAGCACTACTTCTAACGTTCCTCTAAACGTTTATACAGACACTAATTATAACTTGTTGCCATTGACCAACTCGTCTGGTACACCTGTTAACTTGTATTACCAGCCACAAATGCAGTTGGGTACAATTAACCTGTGGCCTAAGCCAGCAGATGCAACAACGTCAATTACAATTCGCTATCAGCGTCCCTTTGAGGACATGACTAGCTCCACTGATGACATTGACTTCCCTCCCTATTGGACAGAAGCAATGATCTTTGGTTTGGCTGATCGCCTTGCTCCTGAATACGGTGTTCCTTTGCAAGATCGTCAGCTCCTAACACAACAAGCTGAACGCTTCCATCAAACAGCCCTGAGCTTTGGTATGGAAGAAGGCAGCATGTTCTTCCAACCTGACTATGTAGGACGATAATGGCTTACAGTAAAACACCCGTCGTACAGACCTATGAAACAAAACGGGTTAACTTTATTGCTAACCCACAACAACGTGATACTTCTGGTAGCAAGGATTTTCGTCTGATTAACATGATGACGGAGGTTATTACTAGTCCTATTGGGGATCAGAAGAAATACTACATTAAAAGTCGTCCTGGTATGACTACTTCCTACACAACAAACTCTGCTGTAGGACGTGGTATGTACAACTGGATTGTGAGCGGGACTTCTTATATTATGAATGTAAGCGGTAACAAGGTTTACTACAACGGTACGCTGGTGTTAACGTTATCTACATCAACAGGACAAGTAGGTTTTACAGAATTCGTTAGCTCCACTGGTACAGTTTCACTGGTACTAGTAGATGGTACTAATGGCTATGTCTTCTCCTCTCCCAGTTCGTATACGCAGATTACAGATTCTGACTTCCCTACTCCACACATTCCACATCCTATTTTTATGGATGGTTATTTGTTCTTAGCTAAGTTAGGCACTCAAGACATTTACAACAGTAACCTAGATGACCCAGCTTTGTGGACTTCTGGTGAGTTTATCTCTGCTGAGATGTATCCAGATAAGATTGTGGCGTTGTCAAAGAACAATAACTACATCTATGCCATTGGATCAAACTCGGTTGAATACTTTTATGATGCAGCTAACGCTACAGGGTCTCCGTTGGCTCGACATGCTAGCGCGGTGCAACAATTTGGTACAGTCGCTCCTGCCACTGTCATCCAAACAGAAAAAGAAGTAATCTTTATCGGTGAAACGGGTAATGGTGGACACACTGTCTGGACCATTGACGGCTTTAAAGAAAAAGAAATCGGTATCCCCTCTATTAAGTCTGCGCTCTTAGGTGAGGGTAGTAACCTAGCAAGTGCTACAGCCTTCTGTGTACGTGTATCTGGACAAAAATGTTACGTGGTTTGTTTGACTACTCGTACATTGGTATACAGCTTCTCTACAGAAATGTGGCATGAATGGGCAACGAGTTCAAGTATCTTTACTGGTAACTATGGTACAGATGGTCCTAACGGTAGTGCTTACATCTTAGACAAGTCTAACGGCAAGGTTTACCTAATGGATGAAATGAAGTACACCGATGCAGGAACTGCCATTACTTGTACAGCCATTTCTGCTAAACTAGATTTTGACAACATGAACCGCAAGTTTATGCACCGTCTAACTCTGGTTGGTGATGTTCCTGATGATACCTATGTAGACAGCACAGTTAACGTATCATGGTCAGACGATGACTACAAAACATGGTCAACCCCCGTTGCTCTTACCTTTAACGGAGATCTACCTGCTATTTTTAGATTGGGTCAGTTCCGTCGACGTGCAATTAAACTCACATATGCTCTGCCTCACCTGCTTCGTTTAGAAGGCATGGAAGTGGATATTAACAAAGGAGGTAACTAATGGCTATTGGTTTACCACCACCACCCACGAGAGCGGACAATGGTGACTTTGCATGGGTCTCTTGGTATAACCAGTTGTACACACTCCTGTCAACAACAGGAGCTGTTGCTTGGTCTCAAGTGGACAAAGCGGGTAGTTCTATTGCTGACTTACAGAACAAGAACCATTCGCTGTTAACAGGCTTACAAGGCGGTACGTCAGGTCAATATTATCACCTCACTGCTGCTGAATATGCAACCCTTGTTGCTAACGATATTAAGTATGGTGCTTGGCATAGCACCGCTACTCAAACAGCAGCGGCGGCTAACACAGCCTATGCTATGACAGTGGACACCACAGACTATACCAATGGTTGTTCTGTGGCTAGTAGCTCTAGATTTACTGCCGCCAGTGCGGGTTTGTATAACGTTCAGTTTAGTGCCCAGCTTACCAGTACAGATACATCTATCCATGATGTTAGTATCTGGTTACGTAAAAACGGTACTGATGTTGCTGCAAGTAACACAATGATTTCTGTTCCAAACAGTCATGGTGGTGTGAATGGTCATAACGTAGCAGCATGGAACTTTTTTATTCAACTTTCTGCTTCTGATTATGTTGAACTTATGTGGTCAACAGATGCCACAACAATTTCAATTGAAGCAACGGGCACACAAACAAGCCCAACTCGTCCAGCCACTCCATCACTTATTGTGACGATGGACCGAGTTCACGCATAACTTTTAAGGAATATATTATGGGATGGTGGACAGATTTACGCGACACAGTTGAAGCAGTCGCGGTACCCGTTGGTAACTACTTTCTTCCTGGCTCTAGTCTCCTAACCTCAAAACTGGTTAGTGAAGGTGCAAAAGAAAAACTCAACAGCGACTTTGGTAATTTGGCTATGTTGGGTAGTGGGGTTGCTGGTGGTCTCAATGGCAACATGAGCAACTACAACTCTCTTGGTGAGATGTTTAACACTGGTGCGGCTACTACAGGAACAGGTGCTGAACTAGGCACTACTACTACTGGAGTTGACCAAACAGGGCTTGGTGCTACAAGCACTCCAACAACCCCAGCAGTGATGCCTGGGACTGTGTCACAAGGTAGTAACGTTCCATCATACGGAACTGCTGGTGGTGAAGGCAACTATGGCTATGATATGGGTACAGGAACTGCTGCTCCTGCAACAGTACCAGCAAGCCCCTATGCTCCAGACAACATTGATGTAGGTGGTGGTTTTAACCCTGCTGCTGGCTACACAGCTCCAAAAGGTTTCTTGCCCTCTCTGATGGCTGGTAACTTTGGTGATGCTGCTAGTGCTGCAGGTACAAAGATTATGGACAATCCAATTCAAAGCATGTACGTTGGTGGTAGCTTGTACGACATGTATGCTAAGAACCAAATGGCTAAGAAACAAGAAGCTCTGTATAACCAAAACCGTGCAGACATCTTGAACACATACCAACCAGGTTCTCCTGAGTACAACTTGCTCAAGCAAGAAATGGATCGTAAGGATGCTGCTGCTGGTCGTAATAGTCAGTATGGCACTCGTGCTAACGAGTTTGCTGCTAACATTGCTAAATTCCGTACAAATGCTCTAGGTAATCTGGCAACAGGTCAAAACGCTCTCTACAACACCTCGTTGGGTAACCAATATGGTATGATGAACACTCCCCTGACTCTGGCTGCATTGACTGCTACACAAAAGCGAGGCTAATAATGGCTGACTTATCAACAATGTTTAACCAACTAGGTCCAGCAGGAGGTTCTATCCTTGCTGGTGTTCAAATGGGTAATGAAGCAAATGCTGCTCAATCTGAGCAAGCTATGCGTAAAGCTCAAATGGATAAAATCCTTATGGATATGGATCAAGCTAAGCTGATGAATCCTTTGGAATTACAAGCTAAGCAACAAGCTCTTGACGCTGGTAAACTGAAAGCTCAACAAGAGAAAGATGCTTATCGTGATGAGGTGTTGGGTAAAGCAATTCCTACATTAGCAAACATCTCTGGACCAGCACGCTATGCCGCGGTAGATCAAATCTTTGCACAAGCAGGTTTGCCTTTGGATGACGCCGATCGTAAACACTTGTTCAGCATGGATCCTGATGCAATGCTTAAGGAACTTAAAGCCAAGCATGAGTGGTCAGTAACGCAGAACAAGGCATATCGTCAAGCTATGGATGTTGAAGAAGTAAAACGTAAGTCTGCTGAGAAGATTGCTAGTGGACATGATGCTGCAACACGTTATACTGCAGATCAACGTGCTAATGCTGCAGCAGCTAAGAAACAAGGTATTGCTTCTATTCAAGAGAACGTTCGTTCTGGTAAGATGACGGCTGAAAAAGCTGCTGTTGCTCTATTTGGTGCTGCTCAGTTCGAGACAGATCCCGATACTAAACGACAGTATGAAGACATGGCCCGTCAATACGAACAGTTTGCTATGAATCAACGTAATGCTGCTAATCAGGGCCGTGTCGACGTGGGTGCAGCAGCTAATCTTCCAACACAAACACTCTCTCCTGCCCTTGGTGCCCCAGGTGCTGGACCAGCTCCAACAGCTAACCCCAATCGCCGACCAATCAGTCAATATTAAGGAAATCTATGGACATCGACGCAGCTCTGAAAGACGGGTATTCAATTCAAGAAGTTAACGCTGAAGCAGCACGTCGTGCAGGATTTAACTTGACTGCAGCTAAAGCTGATGGTTATTCTGATGATGAGATTTTGCAAGAGTTGCGTACTCGTCTGGCTAAGCCTACAGAACCCTCTGCTAAGGATAAAACCATGGCAGAGATTCAACAAGCCGTTACTCAACAACGTGAAGGTTTGACTGGCACAGCAGAAGCTGCTTTGAATGTCGGTACAGGAGCTGCTGGCGCAGCCCTTGGTTGGATTCCTGCAGCAATGCAGAAACTCAATGGCGCTCCTGATCGCTTTGAGGACTTGTACGCTAAGAACATGGAAGCCATGACTTTCCAGCCTCGTACAGAAGCTGGTCAGGAAACTGCTGGTCGTATTGGTGAAGCCATTAACCGCTACGTGGTTCCTGTTGCTCCAATGCTTGGTGGTTTGCCTATGCTTAAGGCTGGTGAAGCTGCTACGGCTGCTAAGGCCCGTTTGATGCCTAAAGCAACAGAGATTCCAAAGGCCGTTGAGGTTACTAAGCCCAAGACAGGCGTAGCTGCCATGAAGGATGAGTTGGCTGGTAAAACAGAGCCTACTGTGGATGCTAACGCTGAGTTCTACAAGCAACAGGCTTTGGCTAAAGAGCAAGCTGCTTTAGAAGCACAACGTGCTGCTGGTGAGCAACCTATCACTGTAGATACTGAAGGTCGTGCTTCTGCTATGGGTGCTCCAGGTCCACTGATTACAGAAACTCCTATGGAGCGTATGGCTCGTGAACTGGGTGGTGAGCCTTTTGCTGCTGCAGAAGAGTTTAACCCCATGGCTCAAATGGCACAACAGCTCCCTGAGTTTGCCATGCAAGAACGTGCTCGTAAAGCACAAGAATCTGTGGATGCTCGTAATGCTGCCTTTGAACAAGAAGCACGTAAGAATGCTGCCTTGGACATTAATGCAGAACGCTATCGCAATCGTGAGAATGCTCCTACAGGTGCTACAGAACATGCTCGTGAAGTGGAAGCTGCTCGTGCTGTAGAACAAGTACAGCGTGATTCTGAGTTGGCACAACGTGCTACACAGGGTGAACAAGTTGGTGTGTTTGAACCTCATGCTAACATGTACCGTCCCTACGAGGAAGTGTTTGCACAAGAGAATGGTCAAGTGCGTCCTCTGTCTAAGACTGAGTTCATTGAAACCCTTGACAACTTGGCTAAGGAACCTGGTACGGCTTTCGTAATGCCAGAGAACATTACAGAAGCCTACAAACAATACCTTGAGCATCCTGCTCACGGACAAATGGACTTGTTTGGTGCTCACGAAGTGCCTGTACAAGCAAGCCATAAAACTCTGGCTGAGATGACTCCAGCAGAGAAAACTAAATTTACTAAAGCTGGTAAGAAGCTTGGTATTACAAACAGTATGCAAGAACGTATGAAGCTTTTGTCGGAAGACAAAGAATCAGGTATTTCTAATTTACGTTCTGGCTTTTCTACAGAAGATTTTTTAAAAGTCTTTCCTTCTTGGAGAAAATCCAAAGTGGTAGGAAAAGATGGTAAACCTTTAGTGCTTTACCGAGGAGGTGTTGGCAGCGGTTCATTAGAACAGGGCTTTCTAAAAGGAGAGCCTCGTCAAGGATATGCCACCTTTGCTTCTCCTTCACCCCATGTTGCAAGCAGCTACGCTCATCCAGAATGGGATGCTTCTACCAAGGCTGTTGGTGGAGTAACACCCTTGTATGTAAACGCAAAACGTCTGATTGAATTCCCAGTTGGAAAATCATTTGATAAATTTGCTTTTGATCGTAAAGCTCGTTCATTAAATCCAGGTGAAGTCTTGGTAGCACGAGATGTCTACGATTATGGTCCACGGGCTAGTACAAAAACAGACCCACAACGTCTGTACTCGTACAAAAACGATGTCTATGCGTGGGGAGAAGGTACTGAAACTAAATCAGCACTTTTTTCTGATTCAAAGCAACGTGAACAAGAGTTGTTTCCAGGAGTGACTAAACTTCATGCCAACTTTGACCCAGAAGCTTTTAAAATGGCTGGCTTGGGTGCTAACTTTGGCAAGTCTCCAATGCTCAACGTCCCAGGAATTGGTGATCGTTTGAAGTCTATTGGTAACGCTATGATTGAGACTCCAGAAGCTGCTATTGACTTGGCACTTAAGTCTCCTGATGTTGCACAGAATGCTGTACAGCGTGGTATTAACGCCCTCACAAAGGGCGGAGCATTCCTTAAAGCTAAGGTTAACAACCCAGTGGTTCACTTCACTGTGGATCGTTTCCTGAAGGCTGATGGCTTGGCTAAAGCTGAAGTGTTTGAGAAACTACATACAAACTACTTGGGTGCTTTGCGTGACCTGTCTAAAGCAGACCGTACAGAAGCATTTGAGCTGTTGAACCTTGCTGACTTGAACCAGAAAACAATTACTCCTGAAATGATGCAGAAGTATGGTTTGTCTGAGAAGCTGCAAAACTTCATTACCGAACATCAAACCATGATGGACGACGTGTTGGGTAAAATCAACGCTGCTCGTGAAGCTACAGGTAAGAAGCCCATTACAGGTCGTGAGGCCTATTCTGCTATGTCAATGACTGGTGACTTCCGCAAGGTTGTCTATAAGATGATTGACGGTAAGCAGGAAGTTGTGGGTGTTATTGGTGCTGATTCCAAGTCTCTCGGTAAGCGCAGTTTGTCTGCTCTTGAGAAGAAGGTTTTGGAAAAGGATCCTACCTTGTCCTTTGGTCCGTTGCAAGACATGACCAAGACAACCCGTTCTGCTAAAGGAACTCCCCATGAAGCTTTCCAAGACGTGCTTGCCACTCTTGGTGAAGACAATCCCCACATTGCTGAGTTTGTTAACACTCTCAAAGAAGTGGCTAAGGATGATCCCTCTAACTACTTAGGTATGCAAAAGCACACCATGCAGAAGAAGGGTGTCTTTGGTATGGAAGGTCGTAAGTTCTGGGAATCTACAGAAGACAATGCTCGTGCTTTCTTTGAGAACCAGATTCGCTACGCTGAAAGCGCATACAACTGGAGTCACTTGGCAGAAGCTGCAAAGGATGTTAACGAAGTGATTCGTAATCCTGAAGTTGTGGCTAAACAAGACCAAGCAATTCGTCTGGCTGATGACTACATGCAGAATGCCTTGGGTATCAACCCTAGCCGTATGGGTAAGGCTTTGAATGACTTTACTAACGCTGCCTTTGGCGCCATTGGTTTAGGTCCTTCTTATCCTCGTGCTGCTATTAGTGGTGTTCGTGCTGTTGCTAACACATGGATGCTGTCTCTCAGCCCTGCCTTCATTGGTATGCAGATTGTACAGGCTCCAGCCGTTATTCCAGCAATGACTGCTCTGTTGCGTGGACGTGGTCTGGCTCCCAAGACTACTTGGTTGACTCATGGTATGGATTACTTTGCTAAAGCAGGTATGACATACACCAAGGCAATTGCAGGGGGTGAGCTTAGTTCTATTGAACGTGGTGCCCTGAAATATGCTAAAGACAACCATGTGTATGCTACAGACATGGTGGAACATGCTAACCAAATCGAAAAAGGTGCTGGTTACTATACTACCAAGATTACACAGACTCCTGCTGCCATTACTGAACAAGCCACCCGTGCTCAGGTCTACATGACCTTTGTACACATGCTGGATGATGCAGGTCTATCAACTAAAGCTGGCTTGTATGAGCAAGCTCAACGTATGACAGACATGTCCATGGTTAACTATAGTGCTATTGAGAAGCCAGCCTTCTACAACAGCCTTGGTCCTATCGGCAGCATGGCCTACAACTTGAAGAGCTTTGCACATAACGAAATCAGCAAGTGGTCGTTGTTTGCCCGTGAGATTGCAGAGACAGGAAACCCTGCTCCCCTGTTAACTCAAATGGCTACAACCATTGCCTTGGCTGGTGTTATGGGTCTGCCCTTCTTCTCACAGTGGGAAGCTATGTATGACTACATCACTAAGAAGCTCGGTAAGCCCCGTAGTTTGGCTCTGGACGTACAAGAGATGTCTAAAGCTGTTGGTAAAGAGTTGGGTCCTAACGCAGCGTTTGCTCTGTCGAATGGTGCTCCAACGCTCTTAGGCGTTGATTTAAGCACTCGTTTGGGTCTGGGTGATGTAATCCCTAGCTCTGCTGCTGATGCTGCCTTTGCAGGCGGTGGTAAGTTGTTTGAGATGGGTAAGGCAACGGGTCGTGCGGTGCTCAATCCTTCAGAAGAAAACCTGAAGTCGGCAGCGATTAACCTTGCTCCACCAGTCGCACAAGGACCGTTGGACGTTGCGTGGTATCAGAAGGGTAACTTGGCTTATAGCAAAGATCCGGAGAAGCTGCGCCCAATGGCTCGACGCAATGATGCTGATATCTTGTTCAAGAAGATTGGACTTACTGGTATTAACGAGTCTGCACAAAAGACTGCAAACTACCAGAATGCTCAGTTGGATAAAGCGTATACAGAATATCGTACCCAAGCAATGCAAACCATTGCACAGGACTTGTTCCGTAATCGTCCAATTGATCCCAAGACTCTTGACAAATACTTCAAGACTGGTCAGGGTGATCCTGCTACGTTTGAGCGTGACTTGCAACGTGTTGCTGTGGACCAGAATATGGACCCACAAACAGCATTGATGATTCGTCAAGCTGCTTCACAACGTATCCCACAACTGCGTAGCTTACAACGGAGAATGCAATAATGGATGAATTAAGAGATTTATACAACGAATCCCCATCCATGTTCTCTGCTCTCTCCGATCCTTTTACCATTAAAAAGCCTGCTTCTTGGGCAGCTTATAATGAGTATGGGGATTCTGGAGAAGTTGGAGGTAAGACGGATGCTTTACGACATCTTTTAGGTGCTGCAACATTAGCTAAACGACAGGGTCCTGGTTATGCAGAGACAGCTTTAAACTGGCATGAGAATCCTAATGTCCCTCAATTCCTTGGAGGAGGTTATGGACAACGTGAAGGTGACCGAGCTATGGATTTACATAACAATGCTCTTGGTATGGAGATTGCAAAGAAAGCCAAAGACTATGATGAAGCTCTTGCTATGGCAAAACAGCACATCAAAGAAGGTAAGGTTAAGTATTCTCACGAAGATTATAGCAAGCCTGTTAAGAAGGCTTCAACACAACCAGACATAATCGACAAAATCTTTAGTCATCCTGTTGATTTGATTCGTGATATGTTCACGCCCAAATGAAAAAAGCCCCTAAGCTCAAAAGGCCTAGGGGCTTTCTTTTTGTCTATTATGCTCCTTGAAGCATCTTCATAAAGACAAGTCTAAAGAATGCTATGTTTACAACAATTGCATAATGATATTCATCTTCATCTTCACCTGAGATGTGTTCGATACCAAACTGCAAACCGTTAACAAGCTCAATCATTACTACCATCGTAGTCCTCCGCTACCACATAAGGCACTCGTTTAATATTGGGATACTGCGTAATGAAGTCCTCCCTCGAAATGTCCTTGCCTATGTTAATCTCAATGAACTCAACGTTATCACGTTTAAGTTCCATCTTGAGCTGTGTACAGGCAGGACAATTATCTTTAGTAAAGACTTTTACCTTAGACACCGCAGGATCCGCCGTGCCCTGTGAATTCACAAATATCCACTTCGTCAAAGATCATGTCCTTGTGTTTAATGGCTTCAGCATATGGCACAGATGTGAGAGGTTGCCCACCTCTACTTCCGTCTGGATAACATGTAAATCCGCGGAGTCGGGGAGCGTACTTAGCAAGTGTTTTAGTAAATTCACCGACACGTTTTTCATTATTTCCTGCTGAACCCCAGGAGGGTAGGTTAATGGTTGAGCTGATTGACATATCAACGTAATCCTGGATATCGGCTTGGAACTTAATTCGCTGTTCATAGTTTTCACTTAGGTCAATAGCTGATTCAATCTTATCTGGGTCCACTCCATACTCCTGGATAAGATTTTGAGCTGTGCCGTCAACGACGTATTGATACTTCCATTTGGTTCCCTCAGTGAGGAATCGTCGCTTGTAAGCAACAGCAAAGAGTGGTTCAATGCCTGTAGTTGTTCCAGCAAGGATGCCAATTGAGCCTGTTGGAGCGATAGCTCGGTAGGCTTTAGGGTGATTGAGGTAGAATCGGTCGCAATGTTCATTTGCTGCTCGTTCGCTTTCTTCTTTATAAACACTCAGCCACTTATGCAGCTCAGGAGTTACTTCGTAGCCGCTGTTTCGCTTGAGGAGCCATTCGTGGATTCCCATGAGGCCGAGTCCCAAGCGTCGATTTTTTTCGCGTACTCGATACACTTTATCAAAAGGGAGATCCGCTCGGAGAGTACCGCAAACAAGGAATTTAGAGGCAAGTTGTACAATGGACTTGAACTCAGCAATAGATGTAACATTGCCCATGTTGATGCTACCAAGATTACAAACATCACTGTCATCTTCCGAAGTGACCTCTGTACAAGCGTTACGAAGTGTTTCATTTTCTTTAGTTCCAAAGTTAAAGCTGAAGCCAGGTTCTCCTGTCATCAGTGCCTGACGGCAGTTTTCTTGAAAGACTGGGTTATGAGCTAAGCTATATTCACCAGGCTTCTCGGGGTTGAACGATGCGTTGTCATAGTTCACAGAGATGTTTGTCATGTCCAAAGGAGCAGGAGCATTGAAGTCCTTTTCCTTAGCAGCTTTTACGTCGTCGGACCAGTCTTTAACGTGGAGGAACTTATCAATATCGTCATGCTTCCAATTAAGGCTTGCATAGATTGCAGAGCGTCGGCTGCCTCCTTGCATAACGTTCCGCCCGATTTCGTTGATTGCGTACATAAGCGGGATAGGTCCACTTGCAGTTCCACCAGTTCGGCTAAGAGCTTTGCCAGCCGGACGTAAGCGTGAGTAGTCAATTCCAATTCCACCTCCTGTCATCAGGCAAGACATTGCTCGCCAAGTTACGTTACTCCACTCTTCACGAGTGTCTTCTTCTGCACGGAGCAGATAACAATTGTTGTATGCCTTGTAAGGACGGCCTGCGTAGTACAGGTAACGACCACCTGGCAAGAACTTCATCTCACGGATATACTCAGTGAGCTGTTTACATTCATCCAAACTCATCAATGCTGTTGTAGTACCGCCACGCGTACCACAAACATCATCTACCAACCGTTCTGCCAGCTTATCCCACGTATCAGCAGGACCTTGGGCATATTTAAAGCGAAAGATGTTTTCGCCAAATGTATTACGAAATCGTGATTTTTCTGTCATATTTTCTTTACAATAATAGGGAGCTTTTTACTGCCACCGGTTTTCTCATATTCTTTCTTTAGAGCTTCTCGCTCCATGATGCACAACTCACAATTGCCTTTTTTCAACCACATGCGGTGCTTCGGACATTGGCGGTTCTTCCGTTCCAAGGCCATCTGCTTCATGGTTGTATCGTCTAATGGCATCCTTTGCCTCCTCTTCTTGCTGCTTACGAGTAAGATATTTCTTCTTGTAATGCTGCTGTTCAATTGATTCTACAGGATTGTGTGATGTGGTTTTCATGCAACGGCTTTAACAAGACTTCCAAAGTTCTCTTCAATCTCTTCATCAAACTTGTCAATGCACTCGGCAAGTTCGATACCAATGATATCAAAGAACTCTGTAATGTC